GTACGTACACAGTACTCCTGTATTAACTACTGTATTGCGTAATCAATTGGCTAAGAACAATGGTTCTAAGATTAATTACGACTTCTTATTTGGATATACCATAAAACATCGTTCTGGTGATTGTGGTAATGTTTTGACTGCAGGTATTGGTTCTGGTGCCGCTTTTGTTGGTCTTCATGTTGCTGGTGCTGATAACCAAGATATTGGTTATGCTACACCCGTTTCTACTGTCATGTTAGATACTGGTATTGAATATTTCTCCAAGAAGGTGTTGACTGCTATTACGTCAGAATCATCTCGTATCATCGAGATGGATGGACCTAATATGCATTCACCAATTTTCTTTGAGGATGTTTCTCAACTAGATTATTATGGACATGTGAAAGGTGTTGGTTTTTCACACCAGCGTTCTTTGTTGATGCCCACTTGTATGGATGGACCTAAATATGATTTAATGACTAAGATGTATGATGTTTATGGATTTGTTCCTACAAAGCAATTTGGTCGTCCACTGATGAGGCCTATTAAACGTGATGGTGAATATATTTCACCTTATAACAACTTTTTGCGTGATATCTCAGTTCCTAGAACTGCATTGGATCGCACAAAGATGTCTAAGGTAGTAGAATATGTTACCAAGCGTATAATTGATGTGTTCCGCGAAAATAAGATTGATTCTATTGCACCGTTGACTCGTGATGAGGCGATAAATGGTGTAATTGAGGATGATTTTATTCGTCGTATGAATGCTTCTACGGCTTCAGGCTTTGGATATAAAGGGCCTAAGAGTGAACATTTACCTATTGATGTTGATCCGCATAGATGGCCTACTGATATGGTGAATGATGCTATTGATGAAACTTTGGAATGTTATATGAACGGACACTCAGCTCGACCTATATTTACTACTGCTCTCAAAGATGAACCTCGTTCGATGAAGAAGTGTTTATCTGGTGAGACTCGCGTTTTTTGTGTTGCTGAGTTACCTTCGTTGGTTCTTGCACGTCAGTTTCTTGCTCCTGTGTATGCTCGATTGATGGAATGTGGTCCTGCTTTGGGACTTGCTGTTGGTATCGACATGCATCGCGCTGGTCCTGTGATCCATCAGAAACTGTCGTCTTTTTCAGAACATTATTTCCACGGTGATTATGAGG